GCATATCGCGGATAATATTTTCTTCACCCAAAACAGATCGATCACCAAATCTAGATTCTTCAAAACCTAAATCAACATCTAGAAGTTTGTCCAAAAACCCTGTCTGTTCGTTGAAAGCACTTAAAGAACGATCAGCATCAGTTGGATTAGATTCCTCCTTTGCCTGTTCTTCATTCGTTGTTTGACCGGAGTTTAGAATGGCATCAGCAATCGCCTGTCCCTGATCGTTGTTCTCCACCTCAGGCTCTCGTTGAGCGATTTCAGCAATGAGTGGTTGATTTTGATCAAACGACTCTGACGCACCAGAGATATTTCGTAACGACTCATCACGGGAATCCCCCAACATTCTTTGATCTGACTCGCGTAATACTTTATTTGCATTTTCAATACGCTCTCTAAGTTCGTCTTGGGTTAGTTCAGAAAAATCTCCCTGCGCACCAATCGGAACAATCGGGAATCCGGTTATTGGAGATATCGCTATCGGAGAGTTATCATTTAAGAATCTACTCTGTCCACCGAAGCGTTGTCCGGGCGTTAATTGAACACCACCACCCTCCTGCGCCTGCGCTAGAAGTTCGAGAAAAACAGGATCATTTTCATCTACCATGTATCGCTCCTAAATATATGTATGGCGTATCGTGGCAAGTTCCAACCAAAGAATCCTTCAAAATATATGGGCGACCCGACAAAAATTCAATATCGATCCCTGTGGGAGCGAAAGTGTATGTTGATGTTTGATGATAATCCAAATGTTATTCGCTGGGCATCCGAAGAACTTGCCATTCCGTATGTATCTCCGGTGGATAGAAAGCGTCACAGGTATTTTCCCGATTTCTTAATTGAAATGAAGAATCGTAAAGGTCAAATCGAAACTGTATTGATTGAGGTTAAACCTTACAAGCAAACGCAAGTGCCGCAAAAACCTAAACGAATGACCAAGACTTTTGAAAACGCAACAAAGACTTTTCTCGTCAATCAGGCAAAGTGGGACGCTGCAAAAATTGTGTGTGAAAACAAGGGGTGGGAGTTCAAGATATTGACGGAGAAAGAAATCTATGGCAAGCGATAATCCAAAGAAAGACAGAGAGATTAATTTTATGCGTGATATTGTCCCGACGTTTACTGGGGTAATTGAGAGCAATAAAGCCTTTGAGTTGGGGATTCGTCAAAGAAGTGTTCGTTCACTGAACCCCAGTGATATCGGTCGTGTGTTTATTTCAGTTTACGCAAACCCAAAAGGATACGAAGATAATACGCTGGCATATCATCATGTGTTTCCTGTCTATCTTTTATTGGATGTTGATGCAACACACATCACTGCGATGAATTTATTTTATGTTCCCAGAGATGCCAGACAAAAAATTGTAACAGGTTTGTTACAAAGACTCAATTCAACAGACAAGACTAACACTGCCACAAAATCAACATTTAATTATAACTTGGTAAAAAACAATCTCCAAGGGGCGATCATAAGACCTGCGATTAGAAAATACATTAAAGATCGAAGTTCACAGGTTGTGATTCAACTGGCTCCATTCATTTGGGAGCAGATGTATTTGGGTCCACCATCAGCAACTTTAGAGGGACTTTGGTCAAAAACATCAAGTCAACGAGTTTATGCTGATTTTGTTAGAGAAGTTCTCAAAGATGTGAATAGATAGTAGTATGCCACTAGAGTTTAATTCTATTAACAACATGGCTTCGTCTCTTGCACGAAAGAGATTTCAAAGACTTGGCAAGTATGTCGTGTCGTTCTCTCGTTTTAGTCAGGGAATGAGAGTCTCACTCAATGCAAACGGGTTTACACCCAGATCGTTCAATGAACTGCTCAATCTTAGAGTTGAAAATGTAAAGATACCTGATCAAAATATGTTTACATCAGAGATTTCTGGTCCGGGTGGGTTTGATTACGATCACCCATACCAATATTCACTTGTGAAAGATGTAACCATGACAGTTTTGAATGATCAATTTGATCGACTTCGCAACTCATTTGTTGATTGGATCAGAGTCTCAACGGGTATCGGATCAAATGGTGCGTTGCCATATCGCTCACAAACCTCTTGTGATATAAGTGTGGTTGCCTTGAGTGATAGTGGTAGACCACTGTCTGGTTATTCGATTGAGGATGTGATCGTAAAGCAAACTGACGGGACTGGGTTTGACACATCATCGAACGAGTTAGTAAAATTTAATGTAACATTGTCTTGCCGCAGACTTCGAAGATTGAGCGGCATTGAATCGAACATCGCTATAAGCGGACTTGTTTTTTAATGGAGTAAAAAAATGGACAAACTTGTAATTCCAACACCGGAGTTTTCACTGAAACTCCCTATTAGTGGTGAAACTGTCAAATATAGACCTTTCCTTGTTCGTGAGGAAAAACTTTTGCTCATGCTCAAAGAGGCAAAAGATAACACCATGATTATTGACAATTTGAAAAAAATTATGCAACTTTGTATTCTTGATAATACGAGCGTTGCTAATATTTCATACGCTGATTTTGAATTTTTGTTTCTCAACATGCGTGTCCGATCAATTGGTGAAACCATTGATCTTGAGACTGAGTGTGAATCATGTGGAAAGAAAACGCCATGCGTGATTGATCTCAATCAGGTCACTGAAGAGATGGAAAAATCAAGTGTGCCGGATAAGACTGTCATGCTCACGAATGAAATCGGAGTCATCGTCAAGCCTCTAGAGTTGAGAAATGCATCCGCGATCTCTAATCTTACTGAAAAAGATCAACTTAAAATTGTCGCTGCCTTTATTGATAAAATATTCACAGAGAAAGATGTTTCATCTTTTACAGAGTTGTCATCTGATCATCAATTAGCATTCATAGACTCGCTTTCAATGAAGCACATCAGCATGATTATGGAAAGAGTCTCTCAATTTCCAAGACTCAAAGCCGATATTCAATATGTTTGCACTCACTGTCAACACAATGGGAATATTCAAGTTGAGGGTCTAGACAACTTTTTTATCTGAGCATGTGTCACGACTCGCTTGAGTGGCACATGCGAGCAAACTTAGTTTTGTCACGCCACTGCAACATGTCAATTGATTCTTTGAATGAGATGATGCCGTGGGAAAGAACTACATACTTTAACATGTATCTTGAGGATGTGAAAAAAGAACAAGAAAGCATGAAGGAAAAGTATGCCTGAGCCGGGATCAAGCCCATCCAACGAATCACCTACTTCATCTGAGTTTTTTGATGATAAAGGTATCGTTTCGGCATTGCAAGCCGCAAAGTCGGCAGAGGATGAAACCGCAGAGGCGACACAAGTAACTGCTAAAAATACTCAAAATATTCTTGATATCATCAAAGGTGACATAGGTAAGGCTGTCGAAAAAATCTCATCTGGTGCAAAGGTGAGTAGAGAAGATGCTGTTGTAACAGAAAATAAAAGAGTCCGAGTATTCGGAGATATTGTTTCAACAATTACATCACTTGATACAGTTCTGAAAAAGTTTAGCAGTGGAACGTCAGTATTTTTTGACTTTCTTGTTAACTCAGTTGTCACGGGTATTGCGTTTCTTGGAGTTGCCTTCGTTGCGATCCGTCTGGGTCTTGACAAACTTGTCAATCAAGTTTCAAGTTTTCTTGCGACCACGATTGCAATACCAAGACTACTCGCTCCACTAGGAGGATTACTTGCCGCAACAACGAGAATACTTGGTCTGAATCTTGCTGTAAACAAAATCATCGCAAAATCAGCCGTCATTGCTGAAAACGCTTCTGCACGGGCAAAGGCAAGCGGAATGGCGTTGGACGAGGTAGTGAAGTCACTCAAGTTTTTTCCAAGACTTGCAGTCAGATTTAACAGCATCGTAAACTTCTTCAAGGCTGGTGGTGGTCTTTTCAAACTTATTCAACCAATCACCAGATTTTTAAGTTCACTCTTTAGTGTTTTCGGTCGCCTTGCGAGTCTCGTAGGTAAACTGTTTTTCCCTATCACGGTTGCAGTCAGTGCCATACAAGGAATCTCTGATTTCATCAGGGGTGGTGCGAATGAAGGAATCGGCAAACTTTTCTTAGACATTGGTGATCGCCTCGTCGAAAACTTGACGTTTGGATTTTTAGATCTTAGAACTATTGTTGACAAAATTGATGCTTTAGTGACGGCAGTTAGGATTCTTATTCCGGGTGGGGCAGAGCAAGATGAAATACTTGCAGCAGAAAGAAGCATTCGTGCCGTTGATTTTCAAAGGCAAAGTGTTCTCAATGATCTGATTGCACTTGGGTTAGGAAGCGGTGCGGCACAGAGGGTTCTTAGCACTCCGGGTGGTGTGAATTTTGAGTCACTTCCACAAGGCACTGAGGATCAAAGAAGAGTAAGAGATCTCTTGATTGAATCAGGTCTTGAGAGAGATCTCGAAGAACTTCGTCAACGTCAAATAGAAGCCTCAATCCTCAACCCCCAAAATGAACAATTGACTGCGGTTGTTGGAAATCTTGCAAGATCTATTGCCGTGACAAATTCAAGCATTGATAAAGTCAATCAAGCGAACGCCGCCGGTGGAGTTAAAGATGGTGGCGGTGGAGTGAGTTCACCACCATCTCGTCCGATGATTCCCTCTGTCGGCGGCAGATAACAAAAAACCCCCGCCGAAGCGGGGGTCTTTGCACACATCACACACCCGTGATGTTTAGTCCTCTTCGGACAACCGTTGGAAGTAGGACAATGCATCCTCTTCCGAATCAGGCTCAACGCTCTCCCGTTGCGGAGCCGCTTCACTGGTCGAAGAAACTTCAACCTTTTCATCAAGGGCAGTATTCTCTGCCGTTGTAGTGGGTTGTGTACCGCCGAGGACGGTTTCCAAACGAGTCTTCAACTCGTCATAGGACTTGTAGTTCGTCGGATCGACAAACTCACTGAGGGGATACTGAGTTCCCCAGACTTCCTTCAACTGCCCTTCGTCACCATCGAAGAGAGCAGAAGGAGAATCAAACTCCGACTTGTCGTAGTTAGGATAACCAGCGACCTTGCGTTGACGCAATCGGAAGTTTGCACCTTGCCAGAAGTCGAATGGGATGATTGGATCTTCGTCCGCAAACTCTGGCTTCATTGCATCCAACAACTTCTGATGAATCTTCATTCCATAACGGAACAAGAAAACCTTACCCTCGTTCTCAGGGCAAGCAGGATCAGATACGATGAGGATGTTCGAAACGAAGTTCTTCTTACGCTTCGTCTTTTGAGACACCATATCCTTGTTGGCTTGGATGCCGCTGTTCCAAAGACGAGAGTTGTATTCGGACACCGGATCTTTTTCACCAAAGGTGGTGCGGGAGTTCTCGATGAACCAACCACCCGGACCTTGGAAGGCATGGGAGAAGTAGAGAATCGCTGCATCTTCTTCACCTTCGCATTCGGGAAGGAATCGAATGATCGCAGAGGCAGTGCCGGAATCGTCTACTGTTGGTCGCCAGAAACGATCATCCTTGTAGGACTTCTTTTCGTTACTGTCGAGTGAGGACAACTTCTCAATGAGAGCGTCCTTGTTTTGGCTACGTTGTTTCAATTGTTCAAATGACATACAGTTTTTTCTCCTTTGTGTTTTACTGTTTTGTTCCGTCTGTTTTGTTTAGACTGATGTAGTGTAATACCGATTGACATTGTGTCAACCCATTTCTGAGAAAAGTTGGGGATCTCTTGGCAATAGATTTACCTTTTGAGCCTCAACCTTTATTTTTTCAATGATGGGTTGTGATAAATACTTTGCAGCGAGTTCTTGCTCAATCTGCATATTTTCACATAAGTGGTTGATCGCATCCATATAAGATTCGCCAGTGTTGGCAACGCGGTCTTCGACATTCTTTGAGAAGGTCTTTTCTAGATCTTTGAACATAGTCACCTCGATACATACTATATGTATAGGAGATCCTCATGTCAACAGCATCCGACAATATTACGCTCAATTTAGGTTCCGGTGGTCCGGTAGTCGCTACTGATTTTGTTTCAACTGGTGGTTTGACCGGACATATTCAATATGTAAAACTTGATTACGGCAATGAAAATGCACATCAACCAGTGACAACAGCCAGTCCACTTCCAACGTCTATCTCCTCACTGCCATCAAACTGGTTGTCGCTTCCTGTGGGTGGTGGCACTGGTGGTCAAGGTATCACGATTAATGGAACAATTAACGCGGCGTTTGTTGGTATTACAAATGGCACGCTAGGACGAATCACTGAGGGTGTTTCAGTTGACGTTCGCGGCTTTGGTGGTAAGACTCTCGCCATCGGTAATACGCAAGAGGGTATCGGATTGATCGCAGCAGGCGTATCTGTTGATGTTAGAGGAATCGGCGGTGCAGTTACTCTTGGCATTGGTGGTGGAACCGTTGATCGAGTCACAACGATTACGTCTTCACCAGCAACCGGGATTACAGCCATCGCTGCTGGCATCACCGTTGCTGTTACCACGATTGGTGTTGAAAACGGCGTGTCTATTACCACTGGTGCAAACTTTGTCAAAGTTGGTGGTCTACCCGCAACCACCGCAATGACCGCCGGATGTGTTTCCTGTGATAATAAAGGTGCGAGTGCAGCACTTCCCAGTTTTGATGCAAAGAAAAGTATCGTGATCAAAAACATCGCCGGTGCAACATCAAACGCATTGGGTGGTGGAGCAACGTCAGCAGGCTTGCCGAACATTATTGGAACAAACGTCGGCGCACCAATTCTTGTCGGAGCAACGCAGGGACCGGCAGGCATCACGTTCGAAGGTCTTCTTACGCAGGGACTTTTCTTGCTTCTTCCCGGTGAGGAAGTGAAGTTTGAAGTTCAAGATCTTGAGTTACTGTTCGTTCGATCAGTCACGGGAGCAGATGGCTCAACACAATCTCTTGTGACCTACGTTGCATCTTAATCAGAAAACAGTTCAGACTGCTCTGCCTTACGCATCATTGCTGCCTCGTAGATTAGAATGCTGCGACGAAGTTCTGGCACATAGTCTTTCGGATCTTTGACAAAAACTTGTGATGCTCCATCTTCACATGAGATCAAGATCACGACTTGCTCGATGGCTTCGCCCATCATCTCGTGCCACATGATCGCGTAGGCAGTAGCCTGACAGAAGTAATTGCTAATCTTTGATGGCGACTTTCGTTTTGTTGAACCTTTAAAGTCGATGATGCTCAACTTGCCATCAAACTCTGCGACACAATCGACTCGTCCGGCAAGACGCAAGGTATCGCTCCAAAGTGCAACTTCTTGTGCGCGAACATTGTCAATTCTGTCAACATTTCTTTTCATATTGGCAAACAACATTGCCTCGTTCTTTTCAAGTTCACCGACAGGTTCGTTGTTCACATAACGCTCAAGTGCTTCGTGCAGAATGTTTCCACGTTCACTTGTACGTCGAGCCTCCTCGGGATTGTCTTTACGCCATTGTGCGAAGAAGTGAGCCTTCTCGAAACCACAAACAGTCGTGACCGAAGGGT